CACAAAGTATTAAAAGGTAAACAGGTATATGGTCGCAAGATCAAACATACCAAATATGGTGGTCCTCTTGGCGGAGATCCAAACGGCAAAGGCAAATAATCATTTCTTTTGCGGGAATGTTTAGCAGTAATTAAATATCAGTATGCTATATACTGAACTTCACAACAAGCCAATCATACTACCAAAAAAAGGAACTGTGGAAATAGATGCCGGAGAAGGCGCTATTCTAGTTCCTTTAGATAATGGAAAAATCTTTTTACATTGGGTCAATGAAAAAGGACAAATCAACAATACTCATCAGCTTAGGTATAGCACCAAAGTTACCAAACAATTGCGTTTGGTCAATGGCGAGGCTAGAGAACTACAAGTGATGCAGATCACACTGTGATTAATCTAGAAAACTATTTTGACAAGGGTTTTGAAGTCACAAAGTTGACCCCTGACATTGTGACCAAATTGTGGCAAATAGTTTATACAACTAATTGGATAAACGATGAGTCAGGATATAAAGCCAAACCAGACTGGTATCAGGCCAAGGATATCGTTAATGATAGTAACAGTCGCATTTACCAAGGCAAAATAGAACGTGAGTGTGGTAGAGAGTTACTAGACAACAGTCCAACAGATATAACAGACATTGCTCAGCATATTATAAATTCTGATTTTTTTAGTTCGTTGAGAGTTTTTAAAAACAATACTGAACTAAAATACGTTCATCTTTGGAATGGTGCAGAAGATATATCATGGCATAGTGATGCAGTTGATGGTTCAGATATGTTGATACTGATATATCTAACTGAAGAACTGACTTGGGATAATAATTGGGGCGGCTGTATTGAGCTTGCCAAAGAAGTTAACAATGAAAAAAGATATGAAACCCTAGTTCAACCATTAAGCGGTAACATGGTAATAATCAACAATGCCAATCCTTTAGTCAAGCATAGAGTTCACGCACTCACTAATCAAACGGTTAACCGATATACATTCAATATGTGTTTCAATTGGTTAAGTTGATCATATTTTGGTAAAACCACTCTTGACATTGTTTCAAAAATCCATTATAATAACACACATAGACACTATTTAGGAAAAATCAAAATGCACAAAATTATTGCCGCTCTAGAAGCAGACAACAGTCGTCTTGCCAAAGAAGCAATTATCTCTGCGGAGATGGAAAAGGATAATAAAGAATTCTTTGAAGGAGCATTGCTTTGCCTAAGCCCCTTTATTACTTTTGGTGTTAAAAAAGTGCCCACACATGGTGGCCCAGATGGACAAGGGTTGCCTTGGACTGTGTTCAAAGACCTAGCAGACAAACTTGCTAAACGTGAACTCACAGGACATGATGCTCGAGATGCAATTGAACTTTGTCTTAAAACAGCCAAACAAGATGAATGGAATGGCTGGTATAAACGCATACTTACCAAAGACTTTAAAGCAGGCTTTGGTGAAAGCACAATCAATAACTGTGCAAAGAAACTAAAGAACAAAGAGTTTGGCATTCCATTGTTTGAATGTCAGCTGGCACACGACTCAGCCAAACATGAAAAGAAAGTAACAGGCAAGAAGCTGATTGAAGTCAAGCTAGATGGTGTGCGTGTTATTACTATCGTACATCCAAACGGCATTGTTAACATGTACAGTCGCAACGGCAAAGAGCTGGTCAACTTCCCACACATTGCAGAACAGTTTGCCAAATACGCAGGCAACTTAAAAGAAGCAACTGTGTTTGATGGCGAAGTTATGTCCAGTTCATTCCAAGACCTTATGAAGCAAGTACATCGTAAGAGCAACGTACAGGCAAACGATGCTGTACTACATTTGTTTGACTACTTGCCTTTGAAGAACTTCCAAAAAGGTGGATGGGATATGCCGCAAACATATCGCATTGCACAATTAAACAAATGGAAAGAATCCACTGGTGAGTTCGCTCCTAACATCCAATGTTTAGATTTTGAAGAAGTGGATTTAGACACAATGGTTGGGCAAGTTCGTTATAAAGAAATTAACGCACAGGCTATTGCAGGTGGCTATGAGGGCATCATGCTTAAGGAACCAGAAGCAGGCTATGAGTGCAAACGCTCAGTAGCTTGGCTAAAGTTGAAGCCATTTATTGAAGTATCCTTGACCGTTGTAGGTGTAGAAGAGGGTACAGCAGGAACTAAGAACGAAAACAATCTTGGTGCATTGATTTGTGAAGGTGAAGATGATGGAAAATTTATCCGTGTTAACGTGGGTGGCGGGTATAGTGATGATCTGCGTCGTGAGCTATGGGATGCTCGGGAAACGCTTGTTGGGCAAGTTGTTGAAGTACGTGCAGATGCGGCAACTAAAGCACAAGATGGTGAAACTTGGAGCCTTCGATTCCCTAGATTCCTTCGTTTCCGCGGCTTCGAAGTTGGCGAGAAAATTTGAGAGAGAACCAATCATGATGGATAAAACTGCAATCAAGGATACTTTGTATGGAGGCATCCATGAAATGATGAATAACAGTAAATACTTCTACTATAGTAGTGTAGGACACAACTATTGTCATTGGACAGATGAAGGAGTAAAGGCACTGACAGAATATCTTAAGCTCATGACTCCTGTACTTTTGACCAATGAAAGAGAGATGCTCGATAAACGAGCAAAGCAACTTGTTCTTGATGGACTGAAAGGAGATGTGAAGTAAAGTGAGTAAAGAAGACGTTATCGTCATGGAAGGAGAAGTCATTGAAGTTCTCCCCAACGCAACATTTAAAGTAGTACTTGACAACAAAGTGTCAATCAACGCATACACCTCAGGAAGAATGCGTCAAAATAAAATACAGGTTCTATTAGGTGATAGAGTTCAAATTGAACTAAGCCCGTATGATCTTAGCAAAGGTCGTGTAAGTCGCAGACTTTAATCCCATGAAAGTTTAACATCAGGAGTGTTGGCTAAAAGCCATTCTCCCATATCCCTGCACGTCTTATGGAATTCATCTCTTTTAATACTCACAGAAGCAGGATTGAGTCTATTGCCGTCTCGTGGATCTAATAATAAATCTAACTGCTCAGCAGATATCAACATGGTGTTGTAGATCTTCCTACCACTAGATTGAGCAGACTCGTCAACACTGTTTAGAGCCTCCTCAATCTGTAGCTTGTGCTGTAAAAACTTTGGATTCTTACTTAGTTTCATAACAAATATTGTTCCCAACTTGGGTGTGCAAGATAGAAAGGCAGCTTCTTGCGCTTTTCAACCAACTCCCAGTAACTTGGCTTGTATGGTTGACGCTTAGGTTTAATGCGTTTATCGTTGCCCTTGTTGGCATTACATTTTGAACAAGCACATGTGGCATTTTCCCACACACTCTTTCCGCCGTGTGATGTTGGCAACACATGATCCAATGTTGCTGTTTTTTTATTAACCGCAGTACCGCAGTACTGGCATTTGAAATCATCCCGAAGAAAAATGTTCTGCTTGCTGTAACGAACATACGATTTTGTCTTTTGGTAATCCCTTAACACCATAACGGCAGGAACCTTGGTTTCCCAAGATGAGCTACGCACTACTCGATCTTCATGCCATTCCAAAGGAACAGCTTTGTCCAAAACGAGATAAGTGATAGCATCCTGCCAAGATATAGTACTCAAAGGAAGTACACTAACTGGTTGGCAGTCTGCATTTAGGATTAGACATTCTGACATTAAAACCTCACTTAAAACAATATTTACCTTGACATTGTAACATGAAAATGCCAAAAGAGCAAGGTACTGCTCGCTTAAACGAATAATTAATTTTATGAAAAAACTATTTTGGAAACTACTTGGATTTATCAGTTTAGGCATGGCCTATATTGGAGTTATCACTCCTGGAATACCCTATAGCCCATTTGTGGTATTTGCAGCCTACTGCTTTGCCAAAGGATCACCAAAGATGCATGCCTGGTTATACAACCATAAACTGTTTGGACCATTCTTGACCAACTGGGGTGAGAAGCGTGTGTTTCCTTTAAAGATGAAATATTTTATGCTAGCCATGATGTCAACTAGTTTAGTTATTATGTACTTTACAGGAGTAAAACCAATTGGAGTTATCAGTACCGCAATTTTTATGGGACTTGTCGCTTGTTGGGCTTGGCGTTATCCTAGCTCTGTTGCTGAACATGATCGTCGCATCGCTGAAGGCAAAAAAGTAGGTTGGTTCAACAACTACATTTAAAATAAAGTTTTAAGTGCGTTGACTAGATCTTCAATCATACCATCATCATGAAAAGGTGTTGGAGCAAATCTCAAACGCTCTGTGCCTACGTCAACTGTTGGATAGTTAATTGCCTGTACATATATATTAAATTCGTTTAGTAATCGGTCGCTCATTGCTTTGGCTTTCTTAGCATCACCAACTAGTACAGGCACAATGTGTGTGGTACTGCAATCCATAACTGGAATGTTTGCCTTGATTAATCTTTGACGAAGTGTTTGTGCTCGCTCTTGATGTAGCATTCTAACTTCATCATGCTCTTTAAGATACTTGACTGCGGCTAGTGCCCCTGCACAACTAACTGGACTCATTGAAGTTGTAAAGATAAAGCCAGCAGCCACACTACGAATAGCATCACATACTATTGCGTCGGCAGCAATGTAGCCACCTTGTACACCAAAAGCCTTGCCCAGCGTTCCATTTATAATATCTATTTCAGATTCTAGTCCAAGCTCTTCAACTTTGCCACCACCATGCTTGCCATACAAACCAACAGCGTGTACTTCGTCAATGTAGGTGATAGCCTTATATTTTTTAGCAAGTTTACATATTTCTTTAATAGGACTAACATCTCCATCCATGCTATAAACACTCTCAAAGGCAATACAAGGAGTGTTTCCTTGTGCAAAACTAATTTTAAGTTTTTGCTCTAAGTCTTCTAAGTCATTGTGTTTGAATACAACTTTCTTAGCCCGACTATGACTTATGCCTACAATCATGCTGTTGTGATTGTTTTCGTCGCTGATATATTCTATGTTGGGTATAATTTTGGCAAGAGCAATGAAAGTCCATTCGTTGGCCACATAAGCACTTGAAAATAATAGTGCTCGTTCCTTTTTGTGTAAGGATGCTAGTTCGTATTCTAAGGCCACATGATAGTGACTGGTACCTCCAATGTTGCGGGTGCCGCCTGATCCTGCTCCTGTATGATTCAGTGCAGTGTGCATAGCATCTAAAACAACTTTGTGCTGTCCCATACCTAAATAGTCGTTACTGCACCAGTTGACGATATTTTTAATATTATAAGGACCGTACCAAATGGCAGTGGGGAACTTGCCCGCCTCACGCACAATATCGTTAAACACACGGTATTTGCCGTTATCTTTGAGGGTGTCTATGAGTTCTTGGAATGGTTGCTTGTTAATCATATAGCCTTATTTAAACTAAATACTGGTAGAGGGTGATTAAAATGAGCAAACAAATAATTAATTTGGGGAATGAAAACGCTGGCAATGGCGACCCACTTCGAATTGCTTTTGGTAAGATCAATGGTAATTTTGACGAATTGTACGCAACACTGTCAGTGTCAAGTTTAACTGAACTAGCGCAAGATTATGCGGCAGCAATGTTAACCACTGGAACTCACAGTGGGATTAACGTAGTATATAATGATTCTACCAACAAATTAAATTTAACAGTGATAATAGACGGCGGTACTGCTTCATCAACGTTCTAAGGATAATAAGACATGGCAACACAAATTAAATTAAGAAGAGACACATATCAAAACTGGTTTGATAATAACCCAGTATTAGGACTAGCAGAGCCAGGATACGATACTACTAACAAAAAATTAAAAATTGGTGATGGAACCACCACATGGCGTTTACTGCCTTATTTTGATGATCAAGAATCTATACTCAGCGCAGTTAATCAAGATATTCTACCTAGTGTAGATAGCAATGGAACAACAGGTTATACACTGGGTAGTCCAGATTTCAAATGGAAAGAACTGTTTGTTTCTAACGGTTCTATCTATATCGGCGATGTTAAGTTATCAAACGTAGCAGGTAAACTTATTGCAGTAAAGGTTATCAATCCAGGCGAAGTAAACGAAGCAAATGATCCAACAGACAGTGACGCCGCAACTGGAATTAGAGGTACCGCATATACATTGCCCACAGCAACAACAAGTGTATTGGGTGGTGTAAAAGTTGACGGTACAACTGTTACAATTACAGACGGAGTTATTAGTTCAGTTGGCGGTGGTGGCGGTGATGCCAACATCTGGGTACAGACATTTGAAAGTCAAGACGGTGCTCCAACAGACGTTGTGGGAATAGCAATCAGTGTAGAATACGATAGTGCGGGCAATGTCATTAGTTTGTTTACTCATAGCAATGCAGTTGGTAATAATTATTATTCC